GTCGAAGAGGTAGAGGCCGTGCTGCGGGTCGCACGGGCTGCCGGATCGTTTCACTGGCGGTCATCTGAAAACGCCCCAATCTTTTCGCGTGAACACCTGTTGGAATATAGGCAGTTCACCAGTGTACTGCGGGTGACGTATACGGCGTTGAAGCAATGAAGATGGGCATGAAAGTAACCCGAACGTTCTTCGATTCAGACGCTATTACGGCGGCGGTCGATGTTGGTACGCGCCGGGTGCTTTCGCGGTTTGGTGCGTTCGTGCGCCAGGTGGCTCGCGGAAGCATGAGGCGCACGACACACAACAAGAGCAGTAAGCCGGGCCAGCCGCCGTACGCACACGTGGGTCTGCTCAAAAAGTTGTTGTTCTTTGGCTACGACACTCAATCCAAAAGCGTGGCCATTGGACCAGAGCCACTAAGTAGTCAGAACGATGCACCGTTGTTGGAATATGGTGGTACTGCGGTTCGTCAACGAACGGACACGGGAAAACGATACCTTGCCACGTATAAAGAGCGGCCGTTTATGCGGCCCGCGTTGGCCAAGGAACTACCAAAGCTGCCCCCAATGTGGCGGGACAGCGTGAAACGCTAGGAGGTATATCATGGCAGATCCTGTACTCGGAATGAATGCCCAGCTGTTTTACGGGACTTCAGGAACTAGGGCTTTGAACGAGATGACAAATGTTCGCGAAGTGACCATCACTATGTCGGCCGGTGAGGCCGACGTAACAACGCGAGCCAACAATGGATGGCGAGCGACCCAGGCGACGCTCCGCGAGGCTACTGTTGAGTTCGAAATGATGTGGCTGGAGGATGATGCTGGCTTTATCGCCATCAAAAATGCATTTCTCGCGAGTGGCCAAATTGCCTTGCTTGCGTTGAGTGGCGATGGCGGTGAAGGCATCGACGGAGATTTCAGCATTACCAATTTCACCCGATCCGAGCCGTTGGAGGAAGCTCAATCAGTGAGCGTGACAGCGAAGCTTGTAACGTTCAGGTCCTGGTATGGGGGTGCGTCGTGAGATCGTTTACAGACATGCAGGGCAGACAATGGAATATGGCAATCACCCTTGACGCGATCAGGCGACTCAAGGGTACACTTGGAGTTGATCTGTTTGCCATGCTTGAGGGCGATCCGCCGCTGTTGACAAAGCTCGCTACCGATATTGGCCTGTTGTGCGATATCATCTTCGTCATCATCAAGCCGCAGGCCGACGCCTCCAGCGTGACCGATGAGCAATTCGGATCGTCGCTCGGTGGCGAAAGCATCAAAGCCGCACTTGATTCCTTCTATAGCGAGCTTGAAGATTTTTTCCAGAAGATGGGTCGCGCCGATCTGGCAAAAGCTGTCGCGGCCCAGAGGCGGGTAATCGATCTGGCAGTGGCCAAGGTGACGACCGATATCGAGCGGCTGAACCTCGAAGCTCTGGTCAGGGACTCTGGCAAGTTGTCTATGAACTAGCCGGCTTTGTCGGGGTTGACCCTGGACCGTTTACGCTTCGGGAGCTTTGTTGGATGGCTGAAGGTCGGAACAAGACGATGTGGCAGCACACGTCGGCGATGCTTTGCCTTGCGGCAAATGTCGCCCGCGACCCGAAGAAGTCGCGTCCGTTTAGGCCTGCCGACTTCGACCCGTACGCAGCGAAAGCGAAGCGGATACCGATGAGCAAGGCCGACGTAATCCGAAAGTTGGGGATGTCCGATGGCAAAAAGCAGCGCGAAGGGAATCCGAGCGGGTAGGGCGTTTGTCGAGGTATTCGCCGATACCTCTCCGCTCGTGCGCGGACTGAGGCAGGCACAAGCTTCTATCCGCAACTTCGGTAGCGCGGTGCAGCATATTGGGCTTCAGGCGACAGCCGTAGGTGCATCTATCACGGTACCTCTTCTATCTGCGGCTCAGCAGTTCTCCAACTTCGTAGACAGTATTGCCAAGATGGCCCGGCGTACTGGTCTTAGTGCCGAGTCTGTTTCCGCATTATCTTTCGCTGCCCAGCAATCTGGAGCCGATGTTGCCAGTCTTGAGGTTGCATTGCGGATGATGCAGAGGCAGATTGGTGACGCGGCAGCTGGAATGAAGGAAGCGTCTGATTCATTCGCGCGCGTCGGTATTAGTGTTCGAGATCTGGCAGGGCTCAAGCCTGAAGATCAGCTCAAGCTGATTGCGGAGCGCATGTCGGCAATCGCCGACCCTGCCTTGCGGGCGTCTGCGGCCATGCGAATCTTCGGGCGGTCAGGGACTTCGGTACTCCCGTTACTGGAGGGTGGCGCGGCAGGAATCGAAGAGTTGACACGGCAAGCGGGCGACTTCGGATTGACGATCTCTGGCGAGTCTGCGGCCGCTGCCGAAAAGCTGAACGATACGTTATCGCTGCTGTCTGCCACTATTCGCAGGACCGTGGCCATAATTGGCGAATCTCTGGCTCCGATTGTTGAACGGTGGGCATTGTCGTTTGCCCGAGCGACTGTCCAGGTACGTGAGTGGATCTCGTCGAACGGACGATTGATCGTTTCGGCGTTAAAGGTTGGGGCAGCGGCGACAGCCTTGGGCGCGTCATTGGTTGGCGTGGCCGTGGCTATCAAGGTGGTAGCGTTTGCGTTGACTGGTCCTATCGTCGCACTAAATGCACTTGGTCTTGCGGCCGCGTTGGCTTTCGGCGTTATCGCCAAGCTCGCCGCTCTGGCCGCGTTCCTTGCTCCGCTGGTGGCTGTTGCTGGCTCGCTTGCTGCGGCTGGTTATGTGGTGTATCGCAACTGGCAGAGCATCCCCAAAGTGATGACAGAGGCTGCCACGCGAGCCCGTGCTGCGTTCTCCGGATTAGTGTCATTTGTTGGCCGTGCGTTTGGCAACATTGCCGACGGCATCGGCAGTATTGTCACGTGGGTCGGTGGAAGCTTTGGATGGATGCGTGACGAGTTTGGACGTGCGATTAGCTCGATTGTCAATGCACTCCAGCAAGGCGACCTTGAGGCGGCTGCTAAGGTGGCGATTGAATCCGTAAAGGTGGTGTGGCTTGCGGGGAAGAGCGCGCTGGTCACGATCTGGCAAGACTTCAAGCGTTCCGTCCTGACCATTACTGTCGGAATAGTCGAAGATATTGCCAAGATTCTAGCTGGTGGTTCAATCCAAAAAGTATGGATTGATGTCATGGGCGGGATTGTCGGTATCAGCGACAGGGCTGGCGCGGCGTTGCGCAAACAGTGGACCAGAGAGATATCGTCCCTAACGAAGCTGATACTAGCGTGGCAACGGATACTTGGAATTATATCTGACGATGAGTATGTCGCTACGCTCAAACTGGAAATCGAAGACACTCGATCAAAGCTGGCTGCTGTCGATAATCAGTTGAAGGCCCAGAAGGATGAGCTTCAGGCGGCAACAAATCTTGCCAAGAGTGGAATAGAGACCGAGTCCGCCGACCGCTTGAAGGGCATAACTGCGGCCTTTGATGCAGCTCGCAAGGCGATGGATGCTGCGGCCGCTACTGCCACGAACAAAGCGGCAGACGATCTGGCGGAGGCCCGCCAAGAGCTTGATGCTGCCATCGCTGCGGCCAACGCTGCACAAGGCGTGCCGGGTCCGAAGCTCGGCAGTCGGCCTGGCGCCTTTGATGGCCTGGAGGAATTACTCTCTGGCGGAGGATTGGCGGACAAGATTCGGCAATCGGTGGCCGGCACGTTCAATGTACAAGCGGCGTTCGGACTCGGTGCGCAGAACCCAATGGAGCGCACAGCGAAGGCAACGGAGAGTATAGACCGAAACGTCAGGCGATTGGTACAGGGTGGCGGAGTGTTCGACTAATGGCCATTGCCGTAACAGAGCTGCATGACGGTATTAGAGTTCGTACTGCCGACAACTATTCGACGGTTGCGGAGGTGAGGTACAAGATCACCGGTGTGAGCGAGTCAGAAGACGAGCATGATATTCTCGCTGCGCTTCGCGACCAGACGCCAACGTCATTCGATGTATACGGCGATGCAAGCGTTATCTGTTTTCGCTCTGGAATCCACCTTGACGAAGAGCATTTGCACGACTTGTGGAAAGCGACGATCCTGTATGCCCAGGCTGCACCAGCAACTGGCTCCATATCATTCGATACAACGGGCGGCGTTCACCACATTACGCAAAGTCGGACAACTGTCTCGCGGACTAGCGCATCGGATGGCTCTTCCGACGATTCTGCTCCAGACTTCAACGGCGCTATTGGCGTCACGGAAGATGGGGAAGTGCAGGGCGTCGACATTGTTGTGCCATCGCTGACGTGGACGGAAACCTACCCAATAGAGCCAGCACTGATAACCAACAACTACGTTAAGAGGCTGGCCGATCTTACTGGAACCGTGAACAACGCCACGTTCAGGACGCACCCGCGTGGTTCTGTGCGCTTTGATGGCGCTGTCGGCAATAGGCGCGGAACTGGATTGTGGGAGGTATCGTTCAAGTTCACCGCATCGGCCAATGCTACCGATATCCCTGTTGGCGATATCACAGTCCCTGCCAAGGCTGGCTGGGAATATATGTGGGTTCTTTATGAGGCGGTAGAAGACGAGGCATCAAAGACACTGGTAAGGAAGCCGAGAGCTGCGTACGTTGAAGAAGTCTATCCGTACAGTAATTTCAGCACGTTGGGTTTGCCATGAAAAAGGTGTCGCCTGGAGATAGACTGAGTATTCCTGCATCAACCTACAACGCCTTTATCGACGCCGCGCAAGCTAACAGAGGCAGCCAGGCAGATATCATGTCTGCCTCCGGCCGGGTGAATACCGCAGGTCTTGTCTATATTCGCAACGACTCATTAGCGAACATCCCACGGTTCGGCGTCCTTGGCATTGATAAGCCAATCTTCGCACCAGAGGAAGCACCAAACTCATTCTTCAATCGCATTGTGTTGTCAGGTGTGTTCCCTGTAGAGGGTGTTCACGAGGGGCGATTCGTTATCCTGTCCGAGCCGCTTGCTGCTGGCAAGATCGGCAGAGGGTATGCGGCGGGGTGTTGTGTTGCAAAGGTAAACGTCGTCACAGAATCTGCCGCATTGTATGCAGACATAGCCGACGACGAAACGGAGTTTCTTTCGTGTGGTCCACACGGAACGGCTCAAATCCTTTGGAAGGAAGAAGGAACTGGCGAGAAGTGGGCGATTATTCGTTTTGGTGTTCTTCGTTCTATCATTCCCGTTACCATGACCCAGGTCGGCGGCTCTGACGGTACCGCCTCTGCGGCTGCTACGTGGACGTACGACATCGAGGACGTAATTACGGAGACTGTTCTTGCTGAGGCGGTGAACCCCGCTGCCGCGCCGCACAAGTGGAAGCGGCCGTACGGCAAAATGGGCAAGGCGACGTTCGGTTATGCTCATATGATCTTCGACGATGACGAGTACATCCCGTGCATCGGCTGGTGCAATGAGATCCCTGTGACCGAGGAGTGTGATTAGTGGCGACCGCTGGCACACGAGTACTGCGAGAAGACGGGACCATCGGGCTTTTGAGCGATGGCTCGATCGCGTTGCATCCGGCAGAGGGCTCTTGCGATCCGTGTTGCCAGCAAGGGCCGTGCTATAGATGCGGCACGCATGATGTTGCACGAGGCCCGTCTTGGGCATCGAGCGGAAGCGACAAATGGCCATGCTCCAATCCATCCGACTATGGGTATGGCACATGCCGCCTTCGCGAAGGAACAGTCCACCGACCAGACAAGGTATGCTCCCAGAGTAGTTCTGCCAAGTCGATCACGGCAGGCAACTGGGATGCCTCTGAAAAGCACGTTACACAATCTGGACGTTTCTCGACGTATTCGTGGCAATCTGGCGATAGGCTGCTCGTAACCTCTGGAACTGGTGTCATTCTCGGATGGTATGATGTTGTTGCAAGGATTGACCCTGACACAATTCAGATTGACGGTGATCTCACAGAGGATCTTGAATACCCGTTTTCTGGCGGTATGTGGCTTGAAGCGTGGAAACAACTTGCCGGTGCTTCTAATCCGTTCGCTGAATACAGCTACAAAGCTGGCGATACCTGCGTTATCGA